GTGGTGGAATGATTACAGGTGGCGCAGGTGGAACGAACGCTGGCAACGGTGGCAGTGCTAATAATGGTGCTAATGCTACGCCTGCTAATCGTGGGTGCGGAGGCGGTGGTGACGGCTTCAACGACATTGGCGGCAACGGTTCATCAGGGCGTGTCATCATTCGTTATCTCACCGCAGACGCAACAGGTTTCACGGTGAGCGCATCAGGAGCAACATCGGCAACACCAACCGCAGACGGTAGTTATTCTTACTTTCAGTTTGACGCAACAGGAAGTTTGACGGTGGCGTAATGGCACACTTCGCAAAGATAGAGAACGGTGTCGTGCGTGAAGTCATCGTGGTTGGCAACGACAACGCACCAACCGAAGCCGCAGGCAAAGCGTTTCTGGCATCCATCGGATTGTCTGGCGAGTGGGTACAGACTTCGTACAACTCAAATCCGATTGAAGGTCAAGACAGAGGCAAGTACGCAGGTATCGGTGACATTTGGAATGGTGAACAGTTCGTGAGTGGGGTGGCGGAATGACTCGTTCTTATCTCGGCTATGTGTCATCGCAGACGACTGCGTTGGTCAATAGCGGTGTAACGGAATACGGTGTCGCTTCTGGTGGTACTGAATCAGACATCACTGTCGGTGAAGTGAACTACAGGTTGCACACGTTCACTGGTGACGGTACTCTGACGGTTTCTAAGGCTGGGCTGTTTGATGTGTTGTGTATCGCAGGCGGAGGCGGTGGCGCAAGCGGTGGCGGTGGCGGCGGGTCGGGCGGTGGTGGTGGTGGCGGTTTCGCTCAACAAACTATTTACCTTGATGCGAACGCATCGGTGACGGTTGGTGCTGGCGGTGCGGCTGCGACTGCTGCGGTTGCAGGGCCTGGTCAAATCGGTTCGCCGTCTGTTGTTTCAGCGTTTGCGGCGGTAGGTGGCGGTGGTGGTGGTGACGGTAATAACAGCCCCAACGGCACTCCAAGCCGTGGCGGTTCGGGTGGTGGGCGTGGCTCTGCGAGCACCAGCGCAGGCGGCGCAGGTACGACAGGGCAGGGCAACGCAGGTGGCGCAGGCGCAGGTTCGGGTGCATCAAACGGTGGCGGCGGTGGCGGCGGGTCGGGTGCGGCTGGCTCTAACGGTAGCGGAACGACAGGTGGTGCAGGCGGCAACGGAACATCACTCAGCACATTTACTGGCGGCACGAACACCGCCACGAAGAGCGCAGGCGGTGGCGGTGGCGGTCTCACGGGTGGCGCAGGCGGTTCGTCAGGTGTCGGCGGTGCGGGAACTTACACAGGCACGGCAGGTTCAGCGTCAGCGAACACAGGCTCAGGCGGCGGCGGTGGCGGTTATCAGGCTGGTAGTGAACTGTATGGCACACCAGGCTCAGGCGGTTCAGGCATCGTCTGCATTCGTCGTCGTACTGGTTACGGAACTATCGGCACGGATGGATACGGAACTGCGACTGGTGGTACTGCTACGACGATTACAGCGGGTGGTTCTTCTTACAAGTTGCTCACCTTCACATCATCAGGCACTCTGACGGTGACGAAGGCTGGGTTGTTTGATGTTCTTCTTATTGGCGCAGGTGCAGGTGGCGGCGAAAACAATGTCACAGCGTTTATGGGCGGTGGTGGTGGCGGCGGTACGGTCACTCAAACGATTTACCTTGATGCGAACGCAACCGTGACGGTTGGTGCTGGTGGCGCAGTTCAGACGAATGGTGGTGTATCTGGCATTGGTACTTTGGCAAATCGCCCGATTACTGCCGTGGGCGGTGGCGGCGGTGCTGGTATGCGTTATGTAAGCGGTGGGGCAGGTGACCACGGTTGTGGGTATGTTGGCGGTTGTGGTGGTGGTGGAAGCACCACAGACAATCGTGCGACAGGTAGGCAGGGTCAGCAAGGTGGAAATGGTGGCGACGCAGGCGGTTTCAATACTAGTTTCGGCGGCGGCGGCGGCGGCGGCGGTAGCGGCAACGGTTCTAACGGCGCAGGTTCATCTGTTGGTGGTACGGGTGGCACAGGTTATGATGCGTCATCGTTCCGTGGTGAGAGCGCAGGAACAACACGCTACGCAGGCGGTGGTGCTGGCGGTGGCACATCTGGAACAGGCGGTTCGGGTGGTGGCGGCAATGTTGCCACAAACGGTTCAACAAACACAGGCGGCGGTGGCGGCGGAAACAATGTTTCTAACACAAACAGCGCAGGTCAGGGCGGAAGCGGCATCGTGCTAGTCAGGTTCAAGGTGTAATCGTGGCACACTTCGCAAGAGTTGAGAACGGCATCGTGCGTGAGGTCATCGTCGTAGGCAACGACGACTGCGCTGGTGGCGACTTCCCTGAGAGTGAAGCGGCAGGTCAGGCGTTCATCGCAAGCATCGGACTATCGGGCGAGTGGCGGCAGACTTCGTACAACCACAACTTCCGTTCTAAGTACGCAGGTATCGGTTTCACCTATGATGCGGTGAACGATGTATTCGTCGCACCGACAGTTGAGGAGGAGTAATGGCACACTTTGCATGGCTAGACCAAGACAACAAGGTTTATCAAGTGTCGGTGGTGAACAACTCCGACATCAAAAACCTAGAGTTTCCAGAATCAGAACCAGTTGGTGTCGCCTATCTGACTTCGGTTCACGGTTCTGGCAAAACATGGAAACAAACCTCGTACAACGCAAACTTTCGTGACAAGTACGCAGGCATTGGAGACACCTACGATTCCGTGAACGACGTGTTCGTTTCACCGCCAGTTGAGAGCGAAGAAGAGTAACTGCTAAAATAGGGTATATGCCACGTCGTATACCAGGGCTTCACACAGCAGGGCGTTACAATTTAACAGAACGCCTTGAAGAGGGAAAGGCCGACATCCTCAAACGTGAGGAAGAACGTAAGAAACGGGTTGCTGGTACACAAATTTCAGGAGGTGTAGCCCTTGACGAAGATGGTCGTCCAATTGTTGAAGATAATAAACCAGTTCAAGATGTTGATACTACTTTATTTAGAACCGTCACCGTTGCTCAAATTGCCAACAAACCAGACAACTCAGCAAACTACGGTCAAGGACCTGCTGGAAGCACGAGGCTTTGTTCGCACAAATTTGTCATAGACCAGCCAATGTTTGATTTGTATGGTTCTAAAGTGGGCTACATCCTTGTCCGATTTCATAAAAACGGGAGACGTGGACCCGATTGGGTGTATGGTCCCGTTGACGCTTCTGTATATCAACAGTTTGCCGCAAGTGGTTCAAAAGGACATTTTATTAATACTACGTTAAACGGGTACGGATACCGTCCCGCAGGTGAAACAGAGTTTGCCGACCAATTCTCCGACTTCCCAGCCAACAGTGGAACAGACTCCGCAGGCATTAAACTGTAGTCCATGCACAAAATAATTGGCTATGGGCTTTTTTGGACGTTTGTTGCATCTTTAATGCTGTCTATTGTTTCCATTGTCACCGTTCCGTTTCTTGCCGTTTTATTTATACCAATGTCGGCACTGTCTGGAATTTATGTTTTTAACGGAACTTTGAACCTGGTCCAGGGAATTGGTTTTGTTTATTGGGTTACACGAGATACACACAGGGGTTTTTCGCTGTCAATTGCCTTCATGCGTGAAACAGATTATCCGTGGAGAACTGGGCGTGGAGTTCAAATTGGATTTGGTAAGTATTCGTTTCAATTGGGAATTTGTCGCAAAAACAAAACAGAGACGGAAACAGAGGGTTTAATGCGTGCCGTAAAAGGTCGCAGACTACATTACCGACCAAAGGAGATACGAGAATGGCTTTGACATGGAGCGTTTGGAAAAAACAAAAAGATTCAAGCAACATTCCAGCACGTATTACACGTTTGGATAAGTTGTCGCTTCTTGATTGGTACGACACCACCATCATGGAACTTGGTGCGGCGTTTGACCGTTACCGTCATCATGGTAAGGACTTTGCACAATTGGAAGAATTAGTGGAGATTTTAAACAACCTTCACAAGGAGATTGCCTCTCGTGAGCGAAATAGTTGAAGACCTTGAAAACGAAGTTCCAGATATTGAAGAATTATCGCCCCAACTAGACGAGGCATCAGAAGAGTTTGTAGACCAACTTGTCAAAAAGTTAATTATATTTACTGAAGAATTCTGCGATATTGAGTTTTTCCCGTATCAAGTGCCAATTGCTTATCGTGTTATTGAGTCAATTGTGTTAGGGGACGGAGACGAGGTAACGGTTATTGGTTGTCGTCAATCTGGTAAATCAGAAGTGTTGTCTGGTGTCATGGCTTCAATGATGGTCATTCTTCCCAAATTGGCTCCCGTATATCCAACGTGGTTAGAAAAGTTTGAAAGGGGTTTTTGGTGTGGTGTGTTTGCCCCAACGGAAGACCAAGCCGACACGGTATTTAGCCGCATTGTTACCAAACTTACCAGCGAGCACGCCCTTAATTTCCTCCTTGACCCAGAGATTGATGACAAGGCGGCTTCGGGCGGCGCACGTGGAAAAGGTAAGATTATTACATTGAAAAATGCTGGTTCTCTTTGCCGTATGCAAACGTGCAACCCTAAAGCCAAGATTGAATCAAAAACCTATCATTTCATTTTGGTGGACGAGTGTCAAGAAGCAGACGAGTTTGTCATTACTAAATCCATCAAACCAATGTTGGCGTTCAACAACGGAACTATATGTTTGACTGGAACGGCGTCTAGGAATAAATCCTATTTTTACAAGATGATTCAATTTAATAAACGGCGAAACGTCAACGGTGGTAAAAAAAACCGACAAGCCCATTTTGAATACGACTGGCGTATTGCTTCTAAGTACAACAACAATTATGGAAAGTTTATTTCTAAAGAACGTGTTCGTATTGGAGAAGATTCTGACGAATTCCAAATGTCGTATTGCAATCGTTGGATTCTTGAAAAAGGTATGTTTGTTACTGAAGAACGACTACAACGATTGTTTGACGTTTCTATGCCGTTAGTCAAAGAGTGGTGGAGAAGTCCACTGGTTGCTGGTATTGACGTGGCACGGTCTACCGACTCAACAGTGGTAACAGTGGTATGGGTAGATTGGCAGCACCAAGACCCGTTTGGTTTCTACGAGCACCGTGTCCTTAACTGGTTAGAAATTAATAATCAAGAATGGGAACAACAGTATTTTGAAATAATTGACTTTCTTCGTCATTATGAAATTCTGCGATTGGGAGTTGATTCGCAGGGCGTTGGCGGTGCGGTTGCCGAACGTTTGCAACTTCTACTTCCAGATATGGAAGTAATAGCAATGTCATCTGACTCCAAAGCCCAGCACGAACGGTGGGTACATTTGACAGAGTTAATACAACGAGACCAGTTGGTAATTCCTGCCCATGCCAAGGCACGACGCACACGAAGTTGGAAGAAGTTTGCTCAACAAATGTCCGACCTTGAAAAGGTTTACAAAGGTCCATACCTATTGGCTTCCGCTCCCGATGAAAAAGGCGCTTTTGACGACTATCCCGACTCCTTAGCCCTTGCGTGCGCCATGACGGTTCATGAAACCATGCCTGAGGTTCAAGTAGGTCTTTCTCCGTTTTATCGGTAAGTAGTACTTAAAAGTGGTAAAGTAGAAGTACGTAACATCCACCTTTGGAGGATTAACCAATGCAAGACCAAACCAGTAATATGTCAATTGCCCCGCAGAACCCGTACCCAGAGAGTGGTCGCAGGGAAATCATGTTCCAGCGCACCATGGCTCCAAGCATCCCTGGTAACAAGGGACCGCTTCGTTTTGAGGAAGGTGTAGCGACGGACACCGACGTTCCAAACGACTTCTCAATTGGCGCATACTACGACACTGCCCCGTCTCCAATGCGTCAAAACCACAACAACCCTGAAATGTTTTACAAGCATGCAGAAGACACCATGCGTGAGCGTGCTCATGTCGGTTCAGCCTCGTGGGTTGAAGCCCCTGCTGTTCTTCAAGACTTTGTAACTGGCGCAATGTCTGGTGACGGTATGCCAACGTTTGAGATAGAGGTAAACAGCGGCTCCCACATGAACAGGCCAAACCCAACAGTCGTTTCTGACTAATTACAACCGAGTAGGTAACGGTTGTGGCTGGTTACGGCAGTTCTCCGTCAGGTAGAAGTGTTGACCCTAGAAAAGTCATTATCCCACTAACCACTTCTTTGTCTGGTATCCCCATTGCTGGGTCGTATCAAGGTGGTGGACTCTATGACTTTTCGGCAATGAGAAAGGCACGTTGGTCTGAGTTTTACAGCACTCAGCACGGCCACAAAAACTTAGGATACGACTACAACTTTAAAAACAAGTTTGCAAAGAACGACAGTGGTCGTCGTATTGGTTTCATTGGTGGTGGCTATCAATCTGCTCGTCGTGAGTCTAGTAGCGCTAAAAGTGTGCAAGAACCAACGGACGCTTTTAAAGCGCATAAACCGTTTACTAGATTAAAAGGCGCTGGTGTTTCTCCACGAATTCGTTTTATTGACACTGCTCGCATGCGCTCCCGTGCAATTAATGTGTATAACAAAGCAAATCCACAAAACATCAATGAACTTGACCTTCAACGAAAACTTGACTATCAAGAAATAAAAGAACTACGTGGTGAATCTTTTGGGCCAAAAGACCGTGGTGCAGGTTTTGGAAGGTTGCGATGAGCGAATCCTGGATTGCAATAGTTGTCGCTGCCGTTCCAGTATTAGGTGCAGGAATTGGTTGGTTAATCAAGTTTGTATTGGACTTTCGTGAAGAAAACAGAAACGACCACAACCTTGTCATGGAAGCAATTAACGAATTAAAAACGGATGTTCGTGAAGTAAAGGGCGACTTGCATGACCATGTTAAATGGCATTTTCTTAAGAAAAAGTAAGGAACTATATGAGCGTATTTAAAAACGTACTGCTACGCATGCTTGCAACATTTGCAGCCAGCGGTCTTGGAGTTATCGGCGCTGGAACCATTGCTGGCGTCCCAGTGTGGAAAGCCGTGTTTATGGCGGGCATTGCTGGGGTTGCCACCGTTGTTGAGGGATTGTCTCGTGAGTTCCTAGATGACGGGAAACTTGATGCTGATGAAATCAATGAGGTGTTCTCAAAAGTTGACAAAAAGGCCCCGAAAGAATAAATGTGAAAAAGGTAATTTTTGTAATGTTGCTTGCTCTTTCATCCTGCGGATATGACGGACATTACCGTTATGAGTGCCAGGACCCTATGAACTGGGCAAAAGAAGAATGTAATCTGCCTGCCTGCAAGGTAGATGGCGCATGCTCTAAAGACCTTATTGGATTTGATTGGGAGGAAACCAATGAAAAATAGACTTACCCCAGAAGAACTTGATGCACGACTTAAATTTGTTGTTGGCTGTGTGCTGGCTGGCGTTTTAACGATTACCACAACTGGTGTGTTATACGCACTTGTGTTCGTTACCCAGCCAATTGGAGTGCAGTCAGAAAACGATAAAATGTTCTTTAGTGTGTTGTCCAGTGTGGCTACGTTCATTACTGGAACGTTGGCTGGCTTGATGATTTCAACTGGTCGCAATAAACAAGAAACTAACAATGAGGAGGCAGATAATGTCCAAGAAGGTTGATTGGGACTACATTGTTCCAGTAAAGATGCCCGCTGATTTGAAGGGTGTGCAGCCTGGTCGGTTGCCTGAGCACTTGCTTTGTCCCGCCGTTGGTGGTGGAAAACTGCACTGGCTTGCCGCAGCAGCGTGGGCTGCAATGGTGGAAAAGGCC